ATACCATGCGTGTGGCGCTCGGGACCAGCACCAGACTCGTCAGAGCGTCCAAGACCAAAGAGCATAGCCTTTTCGATGTCGGCTTTGTGCTCTTTCAGTTTCTTGGCGTATACGCGTTTGAACTCGTCTGGGCGACCGCGATAGCGGGTAGCGAGTGCCGTACCAGAGAATACAGGTACTGCCGTCTTAAAGATCTGGCAGTAACCTTCACGGTCGTACAACTCATCTTTCCATGCGGCGGGAGCGCCAGTTGCTTCTGCAAAAGCAGATCCTACAATCTCAACTGCTGCGTTGTCTGCAAATGCACACGTGGCAGAGAAAAGAGGAGTAAGATCAAGCTCGGCAGCAGTGCTGGTGTCAGCAGTCAAGTCTGGCGTACCAGATACTTTAAAGTGACGAACTGTGCCAGCGGTGTCTGCAATAGCGAGAATCTGACCTTCAAGAACGAACTGGGGTGCTACGGGAGTAGCAACTTCACGTCCGTAAACGTCAAAGTCAGAGTCTACTTTGGCGATGTTTGCAACCTGCGTACCGTTGGTGTAGGCAGCAGAAGAAACAGCGCCTTTGACTTTTGCAGTTCGGCGCTGCCACTGGTGACGCTCTTCAAGCATTTTGAAGACGGGATCATCAGTAGGTTTGTTAGCAACGCCTTTAAGGTAGGTAAAGAACGGTGATTCGATGGGAGCCAGCTCAGCAACACGTTCGCCGAAATTGAAAATACGACGATTGTTGTCAATGCTTACTCCCTGAACCGCCGAGCCTTGCGTAGAGTATTCAGCCATTGTTGTTTACATGTTTTTACGTAAACGGATTGGCCGACCTATCAAATGAAAGAATCTCATCAAACATAGATGCCTCTACTGTGCGCGGCGCTTCTTTCTGTCCACCAGCAGTTGTGGATGGAACTGGAAAGTTTAGCGCTTTGTTGCGCTGCTCAAGCTTGTCTGGCGCTGCAATTTGTGCCTGTGGCGTTTGTGGAACAGCACCATTTTTAAGCTTGTACAGCGTAACAATATCTTCAGGCGTTACCTGATATCCCGCTGCCCAGTTAGTAACTACGCTTGCTTCTTCGTCTGATAGACCAGATTCCGTAAACGTGGTTTGTATTTGACGCAGTTGAGCTTGCTGCTGCATCTGCGCTTTTTCTTGCTCAAAAGCCTGATAGATTGGCGCTACCAGTCCCTGCATTTCTGCCAATCGCTTCTCCATCTTGTAATCGGCAAGCTCAGAGCGGTACTGCTCCATAGCTAGGCGATACTTAAAAGAGGAGCTATCTGGCTCCATGTAGGCATCATGGTCGCTATAATCAGACGGCTTTTCTGGTTGTGCTGGCTCCTGTGGCTCATTCTTGGATTCAGCCGCCTCAGCGCTGGAACCCTCGCCAGAAAGTGACCGCTCAACCGTAGAAAACACTTCTTGCGCTAGACGTGGATCAGTTTGGACATAGGACCAAAGTTTATTTACGTCTTCTGCTTGTGTCTTGTACGAGTCGAACTCACTTTGCAGCTTGTCAAACTTGGCTTGCCAATCGCGAACCCTTTGCTCTTCCGTTGAGATTTGCTGCTCTGGAGCTTGCTGCTCTTGTTGCTGCGGAACCTCTTCGGTCGGAGCGGAAAACGCTTCGTTAGTTAGCTCTGGAAAAAGATCTGCGAACGGGTCGCTCTGTTCAACTTCCATAGCCTCTTCAAAAGCGGCTTCAGTTTCGATTGTTTCTGCCATTATGTTTTATGTTTGGTTTTTAATATAGCAATACAAAAAACTTAGATCAAGATTTTTAATTCTCTTTAGAATCCATTCTTGCCTGAGCTTTGTAGATCTGTGCTGCCGCTTGCGCGTCAGACACAATTTTGTGCATATCAGCATCTGCCTTCGCAACGCTAACTCGTTGACGAGCGCTGATAGCTTCGCGGTCTGCAGTTTGCAGATCGCCTTTAAGTTGTTTGTTTTCTTCAGCCAGCATCTGAACTTGTTGCTGTAGCTGGGAGATAAGAGACATGCGCTCCATTACTCCTTCAGCATCAACAATGTCTGTTTTCTTCAGAACCTCAGACTGGTCAATAATGCCCATCTGGTACATCTGCATGTAATACTCAAGCAAAGCCCAGCGGTTAGATGGCAGCGTAGAGCCGCCAAGCATACGTACATCGTAAGACCCAACGCTTAGGTCGTTGATGCGAATTGCTTCTCCAGTCCTATCGTCGTAAGACCAGAAGTTGACAACCGTTTCTTTTATGCGGTTGTTTGGCTGGAGGAGCCTAACCACACGCTCTTCTCGGTAGACGTACTGCATAAACTCAAGAGCAACGCGGGCTACTTGAGAGAGGGCAGACTCAATGTCATCTATCTTGGATTTAATGCGGCGCTGACCGTACTCGTCAATAGCAAGCGTACCGCGGTAGGTATTTGGAGCGCCAGTAGGATCTCCCTGCTGTACAGAGAAAACGCCAAGCTCGCGCTCAATCTGCATACGAAGCTCAGCGGCGTAGCTAAAAAGTGCTGCTGGAGGAGCAAGAGGCGAGATTACCTGTGGCACTCCCATCTCTGCATCAAACTCAATAACGGCTGCCCCGCTCTTGGCAAAGTCCATCTCAATGTTTTCCATGTCAACAGAGCCGCGCGGGACAAAGACCTTGACATTGGTGCTGTTCGCGAGGTTGGCAATGATCTGACTATGAATCTTGTTGATGGACTCTTGAATGGGTCGCACAAACTCAACGTCACTCATGGGGTAGGGATCGTAATCCCAGCGTCCATGAATAGGCGTAAGCGGGTAGTTGCTAATCGGGAGATAGCCTTTCCAGTAAAGCTGGTTGCCAATTGTGATAACGTGCATGATCCGATCAAGCAAAACACGACGGCGAACAATTTGGCCAAGCTCAATTAACTCTGCATTGTTGGTGAGCTTGATGGTGGCAAAGTTGCCTTGTTCATCAATTTGGATGGTATAGATCTGATCGTCTTCTGTTGGCTCTGCTTGCTCAATGAGTTGGAGAGCCGACTGTACCATGTCTCCGATAAAGAATTGCTGGCTTCCATCAGGCATTGCGACAATGACTGCTGGGTTTTCAAGGTATTGCTCAAATTCTTCTGGCAGGTACACTTGCTCAACTCCAGTTGGGCGCTCAGCAATGTGCTGATATTCGATTCTAACTTTCGTGTAACGCTCAAGAATTTGATAGCGGCTGTGATGATTATCGTACACACGGCCACGAGCAAAACCACCGTCACCTTTAAGAGAAGAGGTAAACTCATCATAATTATCATGGATGGTGTCTGCTGCTGGCAACACCGCTGCTGCGTCTGGCCAGATCGCAAGGATCTGCTCCGCAGTCATTAAGTTCTTGATTAGGATGTGACTAGCGTCACGCCATAGGCGGTCGCGGCTATTAGGGTCTGGGTAGACCATAAGAGAATCAATAGCCCTAAACCTAACAGCACCCTTACCAAAATCAGCATCTGGGTCAACGTAAGTTTGGATTACGCCTCGCCCAGTCTGATAGTAATCATAAAGAGCAATCTTAAGCTGCTCGTTTCCATGCGACTTGTACCAATCATGGCTTACCAAATCGCTAATAGCGCTTGCTGTTTTAACGTCAGAGTCTTCTTCAGCAGTTGCTTGAAATGATGGCGTATTAGCGGTAAGCATTGATACCGCCTGCTCCATTGCTGGCCACAACACGTTGATTGGGGTCGCAGCCTGCCCCCTTTCGTTCAGAATGTCAATCTGCTCTTTGCTAAACTGAACATTGTGAACAAAGTCCTTTGACTCTCGGCCACGCGTACTCCACTCATACTGTGCATCAGAATAGTGCTGATACAACTCTTCCGTTAGCTCAACATCACGGTCGGTACTGCTGTCCACCGTGGGTTGCTCTAAGTTTTCGTATTCGTGAGTGTTGGGATTAAAGTGGTCGCCAATCATTCTATCATCCAATCATAAGTACGTTTATTTTGCAATTTACGATTGTTTTTCGTATCAGACAAAATTACGTCGTGATAAGGGGGAAATGAGCCTTTAACTGCATAAAAGAAAGCATCTATTGTATCGTCATGCTTCCCGCGTGGAAAGATAAGAAGTTCATCTTGAAAACTTTCCATGTTATTAGTTTCTTTGTGGTTTTTACGAAGATATACATTACCACGCGCAAACATTGGTTGCAAGCCTTCTAATCTTTCTGTTTTTCCTTGTCGCGGATTATTTTTTATATCAAGGCCAGGAATATACATACCTCTATCTCTGCGTATGTAATCAGAAATCATTGACTGATAGCCTACGGTTTCAATCTGGCTTTTGATTGGGCGATACTTTCTGAAGTAGTCTATGATCTTGTTGGCAACATCAATAGGCTTCAATCGCTTCCGCATGTAGTCAATGCAATAGACTCTCCGTTCTGCGTCCATCGCAATGATAAATATACACGTGTAGTCACTCCGCCTTGAGAGAGTGGACGCCGGGTCAACTCCCATAAATACATTGACAGGAACATTTCGTCCATCGACGACCAGATAGCTTTTTTTATTCTCATCTATTTTAAGTTCACCCTCCCAGTAGTTTAGGTAGCTATGATTGAAAAGCTGGTCTTCGTCTCCAATGACCTCGCACATAAACTCGCGGTAAAACGAGCTAATACGTCCTATTTCCTCAAGGGAGTTCTTCCTAGTTAGGAGCTTGTCGAGGGGCCAGATCTCTGGCCAGAGCGCCTTTTGGACTCCATCTTCTGTATAGATGGCCTTATAGTGCAACGTTGTCCACTCTTGCATTTCGCCAAGAGTAAATACCAAGCTATTCTGCACCAGAGGCGTACCGACATTAACAACTCGCCCGCCTTTTCCGAGCGCTGGCATAATAGCCTGAACAAATCTCCTAAAGGTTTTATCAACTGCGTCCCTCGTCTTGGTGTTTTCCTCGCTCTCAATATCGTCTCCGACAATTAGAGATGGGCGCATACCATCAATGTTGAGCCCGCGAATCTGCTGCTCCCAGCCCTTGCACATGATAACGCTGCCGTTGCCAAGGTGGATTATATCCTCTCGCCACGTTTGAGCGTTTTGACTTCCGTGATAGCCAAAGATTGTTTGGAAGTGTTTGTTATGCTCAAGTATGTTCTTAATCGTAGTCAGCGTGTTAACAGCAGACTGCCTACTCTTTGAAGTAAGAAGAACAAACTTGGACTTGGGAAGCTTACCGTTATGCAAATCCTCGCAGAAAATGTGCCACAAAGGATAAAGCTGAGCGCTTAGCGTAGTCTTTGCATGACCGCGAGGAGCAATAATGTTTAGAAGATCATGCTCCTTGTCCATCAAGTGATCCGCTATCTCCCTGTGCATAGCGGGACTCTTTTCATTAAAGAGCATAGGAAGGCAAGCCCTTCCCATAAAGAGCATATCCTTTACGCAACCATCAAATACTTCTTGATTCGTCACCAGCGGGGGCGGCGGTTGGTCGCTTTTGTTTCGCTTTGCGTGGGCGTTCCAATCTTATTAGAGGAGATTACTTTTCCCATTTTTAAATTCCAGCTTCTTCAAGCTTTTTATTCCATTGCCTGTGCCTAGCGATTCTTTTTTGCCTTGTCCCAGTGTCTTCGTTTGGATTCCAAAAATCTGCAACAGAGTTGGCCCTTGATACAAAATCCTCTCCAGCATTTCTTGAAGAAATGTAACTTTTTTGAGGACTGTTTCTGGAACCCCATGTCCACCCAGTATAAAAACCAACAGCTGCAATAGCGGCGGCGGGGTCTTTTGGGTCCGACAATCTTTTAATAAAAACCTTTCTTTCTTCTGAATTATTTTCAATTACTTTTTCTGGATCAAAACTTTCTGGAAAAACTCCTTTTTGAACAAGTTTTTCTGCTGTCATAATCCAGTTGTCTCTTCCAGTAATCTGGCCAAAACCAAGGCCCGGTGCATTGTTGTATTTTTGAATGGTTTTGCTATCCCAGCCACTTGCTCCAGCTTTATTATTTTCAAACATTCTTGAGCCCATTGAACTTTCTTGCTCAAAAGTGCCAAGAAGTTGAACAATCTCATCTCTATCGGTAATCCCAGCGTTTGCAAAAGCTTCAGCAATTCGCTGAGGTACTTTAGCTTGTGTCAAATTAGCTACAAATTTTTGTTTTGTTTCTCCAAATGGAATCCCTTTGTTTTCATACTTTGGAAGAGCTTCAGAAGAAAGAGATTCCAAGGGTCTTGCGCGTACTTTTTCTGGCTCTGGAACATACATGTCATTTTCTGCTACAGAGCTGTATAGTCTTCTGGCAAATAAAGTAGCAATAGAGTTTACGTCTCCAACCGTACGGCCTTTTGAGTTTTCGTCCGCTATCATTGCCATTGCCTTTTGGGCTAGGGTAGCAGCGGTTGCCCTAAGAACCTCAACGTCTATGCTAATGCTGGGGCCAACGCCAGCAATGCTTTCCCGCGCCATTCTTTGCATTATGGCATTAAAATTAACGCCTGTTCCAGCGTCTTCTGGTACGATTTGTCCTGCTTCTTCTTCTTCCATTATCGTCTGTACAAAACGTTTTTGGATTGAGAGTGACCGTACTGATTAACGTGCTGGAGCTGTTTGGCTCCAGATGCAACGCGGGCTTGCGGGGATTCCATCATCATGTTGAAGATCTCCCGCTTATCCATAAGCATAGATAGAGCAGTAGGGTTATTGTAGCCAACAACTGGTGCCTGCTTGCGCTCCATAGCTGCGTTAAGCGCCATTGTTGCTGAGTCAATAGCCCTTCGTTTTCGTATTTGCATAAGCGCATCAATAGCGCCCTGCATCTCCATCAACTGCTGCTCGTTCATCAGAACATAGAGGTTTGATTTTCTTTTCTCTGACGCTTGCTTGCGCGCCAGTCTTCCTCTATTTGAGGATCACATAAAGTACAGACGTAAGATCCTGATTTTGTAGGAAAAAGTCTAACCGCCCAATTAATATTTTCAATTGGATCTTTTACCCACTGTGTAGAATCTTTTCCGCAGATGTGACAGAAATTATTCTGCTTTCTTTTTTGCTCGTCCAACTTTTTTAACTGGTTTGCTTTCTACTACTGGCTCAGGCTCTTCTTTTTTAGGCAAGCCAGTAATGGTGTATTCAAAAGCAAGGCGCATTGCAGCACGCTTGTCCATTGCTGGGGCTACGCTTTCAAGCGTTTCCGCATCAACAACTTCGTAGCCTTCTGCAACGGGCCAAATTTTATATGCTTTGCTCATTGATCTAGTTGTTTAGTTTCTTCCTTAGCCGCGATTAGGTGATCGAACCTAATGCCGCCTTCAATTTTCTCAGTTACTGTAACCTTGTCTGGGGTAAGGTCAAGCATCTCAATAAACTGCTTGTTTGCTTTTTCTGCAACACCTAGCTGGCCAGACGAAAGCGCGTCTTCGATAATCTGTTGGTGCTGGGTGATGACATGCGCTGGCGTGATGCCATGCTCTGCCATCAACCCTTGTAGCTCTGACTTCAGCATAACTCGTCCTTGCTTTGTTTTTACAGCCCTAAGAAAAGTTGCTTCTGGCTTTTTTTGATCCGGCCGATAAAGATTTCCTATTTCTATAAGTTGTTCTTCAGAAAGGACGCCTTTTTGGGTGACATATAAAAAAGCATATTTCTTAAGAGCCTCTTTAAAACGCTTACCCGCCAAAGAGTACTCATAAGACCGCTTGGGGCTGTGCCAAGAATATACGCCAGCCTCACGAAATTCTTCGTATCTAAGCTGCCGTTTACTCCCTGTGCTCCAAACGCGGCAGTAGGGAAGTATAAGCTCTCGCTTTTCCCTGCCTCTATGCTTGTACGGACCGTTGATTCTGATAATTTTAGCAACGTAGTTATCGTCAGAGATAACCCATGTATCAGCGGTGGTGGCGTTTTTGTAGTAGATATACTCTATGCCAGCCTCATCAGCCTCTTCTTTAGAGTATATAACGTACTCGCGCCTTTCCCGAACGCCACTTGAATCAGTAACGGTTCGTGTGATTTTATCCATTAAGCATTACCCCTGAA